AAAATTGGAATCAAGTACTTTGTCAAGCGCTTTGTCAATTTCTACAGGTGTTGCGTTTATATCAAGGAGGTCACTAGTTACGGTTTTGACCTTTAATGAAGTAGCAATCGTAGTTTCAGTTATCTTGACGGCAGTAGTTTCAGTTATTTTGACGGTAGTATTAGGGGATGTTGGTTTTACAATTGTTTCATCTGGTATTACAGGTAATGGGATTAATGTGGTTTCTGTTATCTGAGGTATATCAATTTTTGGCATTAGTTCGACTGTTACTACTGGACTGGTCGCTAAAGTGGACTCTGTTACTGGTGGTGGTTGCGTTGTCCCCGTGGGTATTCTTACGATGGGTTCTTCTACGACTTGAACGGGGGGAGTGGTAACTGATGGGACTTCAATGGGTACTACTATCTGCACTATTGGCGTGGGTAACGTGGAAGTGGTTGTAATTGCCAAAGCAGTACTAGTTGTAGTATCCGCTATTACAACATAAACGGTTGTGCTCGTAGTAGACGAAGTGGTAGTGGAACTTGTAGTGGTAGTGCTTGTAGAAGTCGTGCTACTTGTAGTCGTTGTTTGAGCAACAGTTGTACTTGTACTAGTTGTACTTGTACTAGTTGTACTTGTACTAGTTGTAGTTGGTGCAACTGTAGGAGCGGTTTCATTATTTGGGGCGACTCCACCAAATGTCGTACACGTTCCCGATACACACTTCTGAGTGGAACCAACTTCACTATCAACCATCAAGGCTGGAGATAAACTTGTGTCATCAAGATTAAAAGAAGCAAAACCAAGTTCGTATGTACCGCTTACTTCAACTTCATAAGTTGAAGTTTGCCAGCCAGTAGCGCCATAGGAATTTGTTGAGTAGTCACCAGTGCCAGGATTGGTAAACCCAAGAAGCGCATACCGCTTGGCGTAGTTATTAACCGTTATCCCTGGAGTTCCGGGAATATTTACAGGAACGAGCGATGTAATAGAGCCATCGTTATAAGGAACATAGTCAGTTCCGACATAGTTCCATGCCATTGTGTATGTGATACCTGCCTCAAGTACCACTTCGCGAGTTATCCATGCCGCGTCTGTCGGGGTTCCTCCACCATTACCAGATGCTTGCGCTTGCGAAGTAAGTATGTTTCTAATTTCTGTTACTGAGCCAGCCGAAAGACCTAGTGCACTTACTGCTTGGTTAAATGTTTGTTGACCTCTGGGCTGAAGAAGAACAGCCTTTGTCCCATCACTGGGCGAAAATGTCCAACTACCCGCAGGTACGGCTGGTGCGTAATACTGACTAGACGGACTCCCAACAGCATTGTTTGAACCGTGAGTAAAAGTCCGCGAACCAGTAAATATAGTTACACCGCTACCGCTGCCAGTTATGGTACTGCCTAACGTCCCTGTCTGAGCACCTCTGTCCCAGCCAGTGAAAGTCCCATCCTCGAAACCAGTGTTGGGGATAGTGGCCGCCTGAACAGAAGCAGAAAAGCCAAATATTGACAGCAATAAAAAAAATACAGCCGGAACTGCCATTATGACTGCTGATTTATTTACATGACGGCGCCGTCTGGGCATTTATCCTCCTAGAGAAATACCCTCAATTTTAACATTTTAAAAGTTTAAATATAAATAGATAATTTTATTTAAACATTAAATATAAGACAGCTTTGGCAATTCCTTCTTCTAGGGTTATCTTCGGGGTATAGAAAGACAACATTTTTGTAGGGTCGCATACGCGATACTGAACGCCTTCCGGTGCTCCAATTATTCTTTCAAACTCAGGAGAGTAACCGCATTCATTTGCCACTAAGGTCGCCAAGTCATTAAATGAAGTAACTTGCCCAAGCCCTAGATTCACTGGACCTTGTATGTCTTGTCGTACGGCTTCTAGTGTTGCTGCAACCACATCTTCCATATGTATAAAATCTCTTACCTGATTACCTGAACCCCAAATCTTGAATGGATTTGCTTTTTCAACACCACGCTTAATAAACGACGGAAAAGGATAATCAAGTGACTGGTCCTCTCCATAGCCGGAGAATGGACGAAATATATGCACTCTTAGACCTTCTTTTTCTGCGTAACTTGCAAGCATCTCTCCAGTGAGTTTCGCCCAACCGTATGTGTAATCAGGAGATTGAATATTGTTTAAGTCAATATCCGACTCGGTTAAGCGGTGCGTAGAACCATAGTCCTGTAATTTTATTGGGTAGGCAGCCGAAGAGGAATAATAAATAATTCTTTCTGGTTTTGTTCTTAACGCCCACTGAAACAATTCAGAATCAATTGCAAGGTCCACTGCGACAGATAGTGGTTCGCCTTCTATGGTCGCCCTTCCTCCAACTATCGCTGCTAAATGAACTACTAGGTCAAAGTGTGTTTCATCTGTTGCAAAAAATTTACGGGCATCTATCCCGTTTTTTATATCTACGCCTGTAATGTCGTGACCATCAAGCGCTTTGTGGAAATATCCCCCAACAAAACCAGCGTCGCCAGTAATAAGAATTTTCATTTACATCCCCAAATCCCGTACATGTATGGTTCGCCAAATACTGTTGTATCAAGCATAATAAAAACATCTGGGCTCCACCCAGCATTCTTCAGAAGTGTTTCAACATCTTGTTTACTCCAAGCCCAGTAGTGCTCCTCGTTTGTGTCGTACCAAGCATCAATCGGGGTTGAAAGAACTAATGTTTGCGATTTATCTCTTATTGAATCCAGGACTAAACCTGGGTCTTCGACGTGCTCAATACTTTCTGAACATATATATAGGTCAACATTTTTAATCTTTTTTAAATTAACTTCTAGCGGTCCAGAGTATTCATAGCCCTGCGCATAATCGCCCAATATTGTTTTTTCAATATTCAACGCCTTAGCAATTACTGCGTTTCCACAACTTAAGTCAGCAACAGATTTTGCATTAGCCTGATACGCCATATCTTTTGCAATTTGTATTGTTGTATTCACCCTGATTCCATGTCCACGCCCATAAATTGTGTGGTCATGTGGAGTTGCATATATTTCACTCAATTCGTGTTGAGTATAAAACTCTCTTAATTTCTTTATCACCTGTGAACTGTCATATCATGACCACGGGTTTCAATAGCTCCGACCGATTCTGGGAAATGTCGCGCAAGACAGTCTTCTCGTACATAGGTTGGAATTTTTAAATAATGAAGTGCGTCGTGGTGAAAACATGGGTCATCCGACATATTTTTATCCATATCCCATCTCCACCGAATACCTGAAAACACTTCTCTTGCAATAAATATTGCAGCTGCGGAAGCCATTGAATCCATGACAGGGAATGAATACTGGGGAACCGATGGGCCGCGTAATCCATACGTGCTGATGTATGGAGCACATAGTGGATGATTCATCTCCAACATCTTTGAAAGAATGTCATCCGGCGGCATTGTGTCGGCGGCAAGAAACAACACATGCGTACATGCGGGATTTGACATTGCAAAATCATTTACTAAATTTTGTCCAAAAGTAATATGACGAATTCTGTTATTAGTACTTACCTCCGTACGCCCATCGTCAAGTGAGTATGTCCAAAACGTACCCCCAATTGCTTCAAGTCTGTCGATGAAAGGTTTAAGAGGCTCTATCCCTCTGGCGTCTACTTGGATTGCCGCAAAATACTGAACATCAGCCCAATCACCAAAACATTGATAATTTTCTTTTACTTGTTCTGCATTTTTCATCCACGAGCCCCAATGGTGCTCATTGTCCATAACATATGCTGCGAGTGTTGTGCCAACTGTAATCATAAAAATTTTACATCTCCAAACTTAAATGTTTTCTAATATATGCCTAAAAGTTGCATCCCAATCAGCACCTCTTTTTTCCATAGTAAAATTTTTTAAATTTTCGTAATTAATTTCAATATCGTCTTTCCGTTTACCCACATCTCTTAATTCATCAAAATGGTACAACCACTCCTCTTCGGTCTTGGCTACTCTTCCAACACCCTGCGACGCTAACAAAGTATATTCAGCCATATCTGTTGCAACAAATGGGACACCGGCTGCTGCGTATTCGAGTCCTTTAATAAAAGATTTTGCATAATTGAATGGGATGTCGTTCAACGGACATATCCCTATATCTATATTTTTAAAGTTAGATGGGTACATAGATATAGGTTTTATCGGATTCGTCGCAACGAGACATTCATCAGGAATACCTAATTGTAAATGTGCTTTTGGGGCATCTTCTTGGACTCCGGAATGAATAAAACCTAATTGATTTTTTTTAATATAATCGCCTATAAACCCATCAAGTTGCTGTAAGTCAAACGACCTATAATTAGTCGCACCAACCCAACCAATATTTATGTATTTATTTTTTTTAAATTTATTTTGCTTCCATCTTGAAGCATCAATCCCATTGCGAACCATGTAAACATTATTTCTTTTACGAGAATAGTAATCAAATAAATATGGAGTTGACGTAATGATTGCATCAACTGACATTATGATTTCCGCATAGATTTCACGATTGAATTCTGGGCTGTGAGTTTTACTAGTCATATGATATGCAGAATTAGATTCATGTAATTCATCATGAGCATCGTCTATATCAACAATAATTTTTTGTCCTAGTGAGCGAGCACGAGGCAATGCGTCAAGAATTTCTTGATGCATTATTAATTTCAAAACCATAATATCCCAACCGTGAATCGCACTGCCATCTGAAAGCATTAAACCCATGCCGTGGTCTTCGCCAAAACCAGGAAATCCAACGGTAGATGTCCACCCATGTTTTTTTAACTCATCGGAAGGAAGTTTGCATCGATACCAAGAACATCCATTTGGTTCTAGCGGCTTAGTACCCCAAGCCCAATCGTGCGTTAAGAAAGCAATTGATGGGTTTTTGGACATAGTTAACTTTAACCAAAATAAATACTACGCAAGCTACATTTTTTGGTAAATATGCTAAACTTTAGATACGAAGGAAACATACATCAATCGTAGGAGAAAATCATGAGTGTAGGATTCATCAAGCAAGTAGTAGAGCAAGCAGTAAAGACATTCGTTACAGCATTCCTCGGCGCTTGGGTTGCTGCAGGTTCAGACTTTAATGCCTTAACAGACACAGCCAATCTTAAAATTGGTGCAACAGCAGTAGCAGCATCAATTGCTATGAGCATGGGCCTCAAGAAGGTCGGCGCAAATAAGGACTCTGTTTCAGCACTTTAATCTGAGACTGTCCTCTAGGACAGGGGTTCCTAATCTACAATCTTTAGTATCTTTGATTAGGAGAACGCGTCCATGATTGCTGGTATTTATAACATAACAATAGAGCAGGGGTCCACTTTTGTTCGTCTCATTTCTATTGAGCAACCTGACTTAGACGCTGACCCAACAGGGGCAACTTTTGCGCCGTTTTTGCTTACTGGCTATACTGCGCGAATGCAGATTCGCAGAACCGTTGAGTCGTCAACTACTATGCTTTCTTTGACTAGCCCTAGTGGCGGCATTATAATTAACCCAGGGACACCAGATAATGAACTCAGCATAACAATAAGTGCTGCCGTTACCGCAACATTGACGTCAAGTGGCGTTTATGACTTAGAAATTGTAGATGCTGGGGGGCTTGTTTCGAAAGTGATTAGGGGGACAGTGACCCTAATCCCTGAGGTTACTCGATGAGCAATATACCGAATCAGGTTCACGTCAACGAAGACACACCTAATCAGGTTATTGTAAATCAAGATGCTCCAAATTATGTAGTTGTTCGGGCCAGTAGTGGTGGCGAGAATATTTACACCCGTCGTTATGAGCACACTCAAGGACAGGCGTCGACAACATGGGTCGTCACTCATGCTCTTGGAGGTAAGCCATCGGTAACCATTGTCGATTCTGCTGATACACACGTCTTTGGTGAGGTAACATATAACAGCAACTCTCAAATCACGGTTACCTTTTCGGCGGCGTTTTCAGGCAAAGCCTATCTGACATAAGGAAGTAAAATGGCGCAAAAATTTCTAACAAATTTAGACCTTAATCAAAACCAACTTCTCAATGCAACCTTTGAGAAGTTAGCCACCAGATC